AATCATTATTGGATTTGTTGTATTAACATTTTTAGTAGCACCGTTATGAAAGTAAGTGAAAATACATCGATAAGCATGCCAATGAAAAATATGCTAGCAATCATTGCTGGTGTAGCCATGGGTGTGTTTGCGTACACAGAGGTGACTAGCAGGCTAACATCACTAGAGACATCAAGAGAATTGTTTCAAGCAGACTTACTCAAGAAGTCAGAACAACTGCCCACGGACCAGGAACAATACATGTTGATAGAAGATTTGTACAAGACAACAGAAAAGTTAGAGATAACTCAAGAACAAAATATGACGAACAAGGTTAATATAGAATTCTTAAAAGCACAATTAGAAAAAGCGTTGGCTGATGTAGAACAATTAAAAGATAAGGTAAGAGCAAATGGAAACGGTCATCAGTAGTGTTGTTGCACTTTGTATGTTTGTAGCAGGAGAACTTACAGAACATAGAATACAGCCAGCAATGTCAGATTGTTTAAAAGGAAAACGTGTTGCAGAACGTTCAGCAAACGCTAATATTGGATACAAATGCGAAAAAGTAGATGCAGAGTTAGAAGAAAACATAGACGGATCTAAGGCTATTAAAAAAATTATAAAATAATGATTAAAAATTACGAAGTTGTAAATAATTATTTATCACCTGGATTATTTAAATCTATAAAAAATCGGTTAGTTGATCCGAGTGTTCCTTTTTACAAAAGTAAAATAAACAATAATGATGACGGTATTTATTTTTCTCATAGAATTTTTACAACTGAAGACTATAGTTGTTCTTTTTTATTTAATGAAATAAAACCTATTGTAACCACCTTATTACCAAAAGCTTTAATGAGGGTTAAATTAAATTATTATCCTAAAAATAATACTTTGAATAAACATTCTAATCATACGGACTTTACATTCTCTCATAAAGGAGCTATTTTTTCTTTAAATACTTGTGATGGGGGAACTTATATTGGAGAAGATTTTATACCTTCTGTAGAAAATACAATGTTATTATTTGATCCTAGTATTCAACATTGTAGTACAGATACTACTACCAAAGAGGGTAGATATAATATTAATTTTAACTATTTATAAATATGAATTTATCACGAAATTTTTCTCTTCAAGAACTTATTAAATCAGATACCGCGATACGTAAAGGTATTAATAACAACCCCAACTCAGGTCAAATAGAAAAACTAAAAGCGTTATGTGAAAATATTTTACAGCCCGTGCGGGACCATTTCGGTAGAGTAAAAGTAACCAGCGGGTTCCGTAGTGAAGATTTATGTCTTGCCATAGGATCGAGTCGAAACAGCCAGCACTGCAAAGCTGAGGCTGCAGACTTCGAATGTGTTGGAGTTGACAATGCTGAAGTTGCTGATTGGATTAAAATGAATCTTGAGACAGATCAATTGATCCTCGAGTTCTACACTCCCGGCGAACCCAACTCGGGGTGGATACATTGTAGTTGGATACCTGAAGGAAGACGTGAACAATACATGCACGCATATAAATCAGAAGGTAAAACAAAATATAAACCAGTAATAGGAAAAGCAAAAGACTTAGTGTGATCATAACCAGAAAGATAAAAAAAGAAATTAAAAGACCTTATTTTTTTTACGAAGGTACCTTTGATAAAATTGATTCAAATTATTTTATAAAAAAAATTGAAGAAGGTATAATCGGAGAAAATAATCTATCTTACAAAACAAATCTTAATGGCCAAATGACTGATTGGCAATTTTTTAATCAAGATTTAGAGTTTGAAAAATTAATTTGGCAATTGCTTGATGTAGTTGATAAAGATATTAAACCTAAAGCTTATAGATTAAGAGAAGCCTGGGGTTTTAAAAATTCTCTTGGAGATTACACCTATAGACATGATCATATTCGGGATAATATATTTTTATCCGGTGTGATATATCTAAATAAACATAGTCAAGTATTAGAATTTGATGAAATAAATCAAAATATTAAACCAGAAAAAGGTAAGTTTGCAATTTTTAGTTCTTTATTATACCATGGCTGCAAGAGAAATTTAATCAATAAACCAAAATATGGAATAAGTTTTAATCTACATTATGTCTACGAATAAATTTAAAGTTTTTAATAAAATAGATACTGTTCATGGTGTTTGTGAAGAGTGTCATGAAGATACAATTTTAGTTGCAATTGTAACTGATTTTTATAGGTGTACTAACTGTGGTCACGATACTAAACAACACATTAATGGTAGTATAAGATATTTAAGATTAGATGAAACCGATAAAAAATGGATAAAAGAAAATTATAAGTAATGGCTAGAAAATTTAAAGACTTCGTTGTAAGAGATAAACCTAAAAAAAGAGGATCCCGTCAACATAAAAAAAATAAAAATAAACAAGAAAAGCGCCAAAAATCACAGAAAAGATACAAAGGCCAGGGTTAAATAGTTTCCTGTTCTTCACACATAAACTTAGTATATACTTGTTTTTCGTTTACAAACTCTCTTGTAAGTGAGATTATAAGCTCCTCACTATGGGAATAACCATAGACGGTGCAATCATACATGTCATTAAATACAATCTGAGGTGTAGGCATTTTTACACATTCATTTCCTGATAAAGAACTACACAACCATAAAATTAATACGAATTTTGTCATTATATTACCCTTGACACAAAGAAGAATATTTTGTAGGATATCCTTATATTAAAAAATGAAAGGATATAACAAATGACTGATTTTAGCAAATACAAAAACATCTCTATAAAAAAAGAGACGTATGCGAAAATTGACAAAATTAGAAAAGTGTTAGTACCCGATGATCCCGAAGTATCGAGAGCGCAGGTGGTAACTATTCTAGTAAACAAAGAAGCCAAAAGATTAAATGGCAAACTTTAAAACTAACCAACCAATACAGGAGAAAGTATGAGTAAAGACATAAAAGTAAACCGAGAGTTTTTTACAAAAGATTACTCTAAGTTTAAAAAAACAAGAGGTAACAGACCAATAGATCCTGGTCATGTAGCAAGTATAAAAAAATCTATTGCTGCACGAGATCTAGAGTTGCCTATCTATGTTAATCAAGACATGGAAATAAGAGAAGGCCACCACACTTTTCAAGCAAGAAAAGAATTGGACCTAGGAATTTATTACATTGTAATTGATTCTAAAGATCCATTAGATATGGCTATCTTTAATGCAGGAAGAAAAGATTGGAATATGAACAATTTTTTAAACTTTCACTGCACAAGAGGTAAACAAGATTATAAAATCTTGAGATCTAAAATGTCACAATATCAAATGCCAGTAATTGAAACACATTATCTTTTGCTGGGTAAAGCCACCGGAGGTAAAAATATTGCAGAAAATTTTAAACACGGTAATTTTAAAATACCTGCAGGAAATATAGCAGCCTTTGATAAACTTGCTGAAGAGATGAGATATGTAAACAATATCTTTAACTCAGGAAACAAATTGAAAAGACCTTTTATCAGAGCTTTTTCAATTATGAAAAAACATCCTAAGTATGATTTTGCCCGATTAAAATCTGCGTTAAAATCAAAGGCAAGCAAACTCTTAGCTGCTACTAGTAGTAATGAGTACATCACACAAATAGAAACTATTTATAATAGTGGTTTGAGTGATAAAAATAAAAAAATGAATCTAATTCAATTCGCTAAAGACAGAGAATATGAAGAAGATATAACTATCAACTAAGGAGAAAGAATGAAATATACAGTAGTAAAAAGAATACACTTTTCACATGCGAATGATTATGTGACGGTGATTAAAGAAGCGGAAACATTTGAGGATGCTATGAAGTTTAAAGTAGCAGCAGAAATGTTAGAGACAAAAGACTCGGGAAATACTATTCAAATTTTGATTAGTACCGATGATGCTTTTGACTTTACACGAAAGCCTTTACTGTTAACTGACGAGGTAAAACAAGCATCGTGACGGAACTTAGAGACGAGCATTTGGAGGTTATAAGTCGAAACAAAGCTGTAGCTTATGAAAAAGATAATAGTGATAAGTTATTAAAGGCCCGTGAGATTTATAACCGAACCAAAGGTCTGCAAGATATATCGGAGCATGAACTCAAAAAATTTAATGAGTTGATGAAGTTCGGCGTATGATGTCAGAGGCAGACATAATGGAATATAATAAACTAACAGAGAAGTTAGAGTTATTAAAAAAACATGGGACTCCGGTCGATGACCGGGGCCCTAATGATCTTACTAAACAGATAGAAATTTTAGAATTTAGGAACGAGAAACTACATAGCTACAATCAAAAACTAATCGAAGAAATAAGATCACTTCGATCTAAATTATATATAAAGGAAAACTAATGATTAAAGGAGACAGTAAAGAATATAGTTTACTTGCTAAATGGGCTGACCAATTAAGTCCAAAAGATTTTTATTTAACAGTAGAGATTGGTGTTCGTGAGGGCTACGGTTCTCACGTCATCATGGAGAATCTTAAAAATAAAAATCATTTTCATATAGGTATAGATCCTTATGGAGATATGCTTTATGAACATGTAGATACTAAGTCAGGTTACATAGTTCCTCGATGGACAGACTTTGAAGGTAACATTTTGTACAATTCAGATGGTTCTTTTAAGACTCCAACGTATCCTAGTTCTATGAAACAAACTTTCTTAACTGCTTTTAATAAACACGAAAATTTTATTTTATATCAATTGGAAGACATAGAATACTTTAATGCCTTTGGTCAAGGCGTGCCTATTTATTACAAAGGTCAGAAAAAAATTATGAATAATTATGACTTCGTACATTTCGATGGTCCTCACACTACTGCTGCAGTATTACATGAAGCTTTATTTTTTGCTAATCGTTCTAACCCAGGAACTCGATTTGTATTTGACGATGTAGATACTTATGACATAAAACAAATTACCCAAGCGTTAACTCATTATGATTTTTATTTAATAGAACGGGGTGGTACAAAAATATGTTTAGAAAGGTCTAATGGCTTACAAAAATCCTAACGATCCTGAAGTATTAAAGAGAAGAGCAAAGATGGACTTTGCATACATGAACACGGAACGCGGATTTATAATGTCCTGCATTGCAAGAAAGTTTAAACCTAGCGCCAAAAAGTATGGTGGCCACCATGCGCATGAGTCTATGGACAAAAAAGAGTTTTGGAGATTGTATATGAATCATATTATTAATATGAAAGAAAAATTTCCAGACTCGGATGGTAGGCTTTGTAGATATTGTGAGCAGCCATTTACATTTGAAACTAGGATGGGAATCCGAGGTAAGGGACAACCTAAAAGTCGTGCAACACAAAATTATAATAACTTTAGTATTGACCGTTTTGATCCAAGATTAACTTATCAACACAATAATATAATCTTTTGTTGTGTGGGTTGTAATGATAGAAAACATAATAGTAACCCGGATGATTGGAAAAATTTTGAAAGAATTGGAAAGGAATTAATAAATGATCAAGATAAATAAAAGATTTTACTACCCGACTTCGACTCGTAAAATTATTGACGGTAAAAGACATTACCTGGTTGGGGAAGAAAAATTACCTAGTGTAACAAGTATATTAAAAGCCTGCGAAAGTGATGAAAAGAAAGCTTCACTCGACTCCTGGAGGAATAGAGTGGGAGAAGCTGAGGCTAAGAAAATTACTGAGACTGCTGCAGCGAGAGGGACTCTTATGCACTCGGTTCTTGAAGGGTATATGTTGAATAAACCTATTGTGGATCTAACGCCTGAAGGAAGACATGCAACGAAGATGGCACAGATAATCGCGGACCAGGGATTAAAAGGTAGACTCGAGGAGTTATGGGCCACAGAATGTGTATTATTTTATCCGGAGATGTACGCAGGTGCAACCGATGGGGTTGGAATGTACGAGGGTAAGGAGGCCATAATAGATTTTAAACAAACAAATAAACCGAAACGAAAAGAATGGATCGAGGACTATTACCTACAACTAGCCGGATATGCAATTGCTCACAACCAAATATACGGAACCAATATCCAGTTTGGAATCATTCTAATGTGTAGTAAAGACTTATTATTTCAAGAGTTTCCCGTAGAAGGCGAAGAATTCAGACATTATGCGAACGAATGGTGGAAAAAAGTAGCACAATATTACAAACAGAAAAAAGAATTTCAAGAAGTAGTTGACAGAGCCGGAATGTAATGCTATAGGATATTATATGAAAGGAATAAATATGAATGATATACTAGAAACATTTACTGAGTATGAATGGAAGCAGGCTAAAAAAGAAATGGCTAAAAGAATACCCTCTATGAAGATAGATAAGATGACTATGGAGGAGTTTAAGACATTGACTAAATATTTGGCTACCACCAATTTAGATAATATAGACGACTACAGGAGGATGCTGCACTAATGAAAAAAGAAAAATGGGATGGTCAATCAAGGCCATCCAATGAGTTGTACCGAAAAAATTTTGATGAAATATTTGGTAACAAAGACTTAAAAGGCACTACAATTTGTAAAGCAAAGAAATGTGATAACTATTTATACAAAAATGAAAGCCCTAGTTTAAAAGGTTATTGCATGGATTGTGGCTAAAAAGACACAATGTGTTGCAAAATTATCACAATTATGTTTACAATAAGGCAAGTTTTTCCCTATAGACTTTTTTTGCCAGAAAAGTTTTTTTGTTTTTCAATTTCCAAAACGGTGTTACAATGGTTACAATGGCTTTCAAAATGCTATTATTCGCATATACCAACACTTATAGACGATATTTTTGTAACAAAACGCTGTTACAATGGTGTTACAGCTGTTACAATTTACAATAAGTGGCTTATATCAACACTTCTAGCAAACCCGTACGCGCGCATAAGAAAAGTTTTTTGAAAAAAAATGTGCCTAGAGAAAAAACCTATAGGTGTTATATAGAGATATGATAAAGAAAAAATCCAAATACAGATCGGTTCTTATAAATAAAAAAAGATATTATTTTTATAAAATTACATGGTTAGATATTTTGGGTGATGCAGGCCATGCTGATATTAATGAATTTAAAGAAATGAAACCTGCCGAAATGATAACTCACGGGTATATATTCTCAAAAGATAGCAAAAATCTTAAAACATTTGCATCTTATGATAGTCACTTTGAATCTTTTTCAGATCGTAATGTATTTCCAACAGGATGTATTAGAAAGTTAGAAAAGATATTAATATAATGAAAACTGAAGCCCTTGTAGAAGCATTATTTTCAGATCCTGTCTATAACTCAACGTTGGCCATAGACTTAAAACCTTTTTTAGAGTTTTGTTCAAAACAAAAAAAATCGCTTAATTTAAACCCTCGAACAAATAAGCCACAAAAAAATATTTCACTCTCTTCCAAACATTTACATGTGTTAGAAAAAAAACCATTAAAAAAGTTAAGGGATGAGATTACAAAACATATAAATATATATACGAAAGAGGTGCTTAAATATTCAACTGATTTTAAAATAACTACTTCATGGATTACTTACACTGATCCAGGTTGTAGTAGTCAGGTCCATAGACATACTAATTGTAGATTTAGCGGCATAGTTTATCTACAGACGGATGAAAATTCTGGAGATTTAATGTTTGAAGACTATAGAACAGGGGACTTTATGCTCAATATAAAAGAATATAACGTACTTAACTCTGAGTTATGGATCTATAAACCTTTTAACAATAAAATTGTAATGTTTCCATCACGTCTTTACCATAAAATTGATGAGAATAGATCTGACATAGAAAGAATATCACTGGCTTTTAATCTAATGCCTTGTGGAACTTTTGGTAGAGATGACAGCACTCTAACTCTATGATTAATTTTAAAAATAAAAAATACATAGTGATTAGGAAAGCAATATCTAAAGAGATGGCTGCTTTTTTGTATGATTATTTTATTATGAAAAGAAATGTAGCAAAAACTTTATATGAAGAAAACTACATAGCCCCACATCAAACCTGTTTTGGAATTTGGGATGATCCCCAGGTACCCAATACTTATTGCCACTACGCTGACATTGCTATGGAAACACTTTTGTTGAAATTAAATAATTTAATGAATGAAAAAACTAAAATAAAATTAATTCCAACTTATTCTTTTGCCAGAATATATAAAAATGGAGACATCTTACATAGGCATAAAGATAGAAAAAGCTGTGAGGTATCTACGACTTTAAATTTAGGAGGAGACTCTTGGCCCATTTACATAAACCCTGATCCTCAACAAGGAGTGTTTGATAGGGAATATAACTATTATCCTAGTAAAGAAAAAGGAGTTGAAATAAATTTAAAACCAGGTGACATGTTAGTTTACGCTGGATGCAACTTAGAACATTGGAGAGAACCATTTGAAGGGAAAGAATGCGCTCAAGTATTTTTACACTACAATGATGCTGAAGGAAAATTTAATAATAATATATATGATTCTAGAAAGATGTTAGGACTACCCTGGATAAAACATTAATCTTTAGTTTCTTCAATTACTTCTGCGTCAGCGTCAATAATAGGTTTATAGGTCTTCAATGCTTTTTCTAATTCTTTGTCTAACTCTGATTCGTCAGCGTTATCTAAGTTCTTATGTAGATGTAAATTAGTATTATTTTGAAATCCTGCAGCCTTACCCCTAGCTACTTCCATATTACCTGCAGCACTCCAAGCTTTATTGTCGTATGCTCCATCTCTAATTTTACCTAATTCTGCCAGGTGCTTTTCATAAGTGATGTCATATTTTTTTAACTTCTCTGCTCTGAGTCTTCCTATGTATTGAGTTACTAATGGGTACAAAGATGGGTTTTGTAATTTACTTGCCGACACATAAGCTGAATTGGGATCATAACCTGCAGCAATAGCACATTCAGAATCAGTCTTTCGACCTTCTTCTGTTACTATTAAATTTGCAAACTTAACCTGTTTTTCAGTAAGTCTTTTTGGTACTCCTGCCATAGACTTGCAATATAATTTATTTTTGTTATATATTCAAGCATGGTATCAGGAAAGTTATTAAGACAGGCCCTAGATAAATTTATGAAATCACCAGTAGCCCAAGAGGCTAGGGTGCAAGTGTGTTTGCCAGACGGAAAGTATTATGACATCAAAGATATTAAATTGATGGAAAATAAAATGTTAGGCGTACGTGAAACCCATAGATTGGTTATGACTTTGTATTCTTCTAAATGGAATATGGGTGAAGTAATTAAGAAAATTTAGTTAGCTTGAATACTCGGGACTTAGCCTGAATGACAATTAAAAAAGAGACTAAATTTTGGCATGAAATTAAAGCGTTCAACATTAAAAATA